CTATGTGCTGGAAACTTCTACAGTTATGGCCCAGCCGATCTGCGCCAGATTCTCGATGATAGGGATATGCCCAAAGCGCTCTGGCCTTCCCCTCTCGGAGGACAGCAGTGTCGAGCTGGCACCCATCTCAATCATCAGATTGCTAAGCGCATCTGGATGTATTGAAAGGCGCAGATCATCAAAGTCGGCCCCTGCATCCTCGGCGCGCACCATCTCCTCACAGATTTCATTGTACATCGTCACCGCCCAGTTCCTCCCTCGTGTGTACTACGCTGCGCGGATGGCAAGGCCTGCATCGCGGGCCGCGTTCAGTTCGACACTCGTGCCGCCCGCTTCACGCGCCTTGCCTTTGTAGGCAGCCTTGATCTGATCATCGGTTGCATCAGACTGGACGCCCAGAACAACCCACCAAGCCGAAGCTGAAGGCTCTGACACTTGATTGGGCGGCGGCAGAGCGGCGAAGCCTTCAAACGCTTGGTCGAGAACCTGGCCAGCGCCCCAACGATCCATGTCGCGCATCGCCTTGACGCTTAGGCCAATGGCTCGGATGTTCTCATATGGCAGGTTGAACGTGTCACAGGCAATGCAAACCAGCCGTTTCTTGCGGGTGAAATAGACGGCCACACCGGGATCATCGAGCGGATCGTCCAGCGCGTCGGCGTAGGGCGTCCCGTCCTTGCGCAGCGGTGCGTTTGAACTGACAACAGGATTGACCACGCCCCAGCGCGCCAGCTCGTCAATGAGTTCATCGAATGCCTGGCGCGGTTTCAGCTTGAACCGCGAAGATGAGCGGGATTTCATGCGTGGTCGACCTACCGGCCACTGCAATGGAAATGCTTGGGTCATGTCATCTCGCCCCTATTCGTTTAGTCCTGGGTACCCAGCGCGCCGCCAGCGGCGCACGGTTTCCATGCTCTCGATTGGGTTGTCCGGATTGCCTTTGTTGAGCGTTTCCAGCAATTGACGATCCGAACCGATCAGCGCGCCATGCTCATCAATCAGTTTGCCCGCCTTGTGCAGATCGCGCATATACTTCATGCGCTTAGGATCATCCTTGATCAGATGCGGCCTACCCATGGTTTCGCCCCGCGCCTTCTTGGCCTCGATGCCAGCCTTGGTGCGCTCGGAAATCATGTCGCTTTCCCACTGCGCCATCGCCGCCATGACGTGAAAGAAGAACTTGCCGGTGGCTGTGCTGGTGTCGATCTTTTCGGTCAGAACAATCAGATCGACGCCCATCTTTTCGAGATGCGCCACGGTCTCGGTCAGGCCCTTTAACGAGCGGCCAAGACGATCCAACTTCCAGACAACGACCCGGTCTCCGGCAAGCACTCCCATGTCCACCAAGGCAGAGAACAGAGGACGGTCCATCGTGCGACCGGACGCCTTTTCCTCGTAGATCTTGTCGCAGCCGAAGTTCTTTAGCGCCCGAATTTGAAGTGCCGTTTCCTGCTCGTCCGTCGAGACACGCGCATACCCAAAGGTGCGCGGTTCTTTTCGCCTCAGCTGCTTGGGCTTCCTTGCCTTCATAGGCCGGGAGTTTTGTGCGATTCTCTCTCAATAATCTACAGCCCACTTATGTGTACCATTATGTGTACCCTTTACTCTTGTCCGGCGCAATAGTTTTGTGTACACCTTTGTGTATACAGAAAGGGACGATCAGATGAGCCTTGAAGCTTGGGGCGACGAAAACCCCGATGACGCATATGCCGAAAGCTGGATGGACGCTGCCATTGATGCAGGTTGGATCGACCCGGCCGACCATTCTCCTGGCGCGCTCGCGATCCTGAATGAGCGCGAGCGTCAGGAAGCAAAGGAAGGCTGGACGCCCGAGCATGACGACAACCATCCGGCAGGCGAGTTGGCACGCGCTGGGGCTTGCTATGCGCTAGTCGCCGCCGGTCTTCCATCTGAACCTATCCGACATCGTTTCTGGCCGTTCCGCGATTGGTGGAAACCCAAAAGCATCCGCACAAATCTCGTGCGCGCCGGCGCACTGATCGCCGCCGAAATCGACCGGCTTGACCGGGCTGAAAAACCCACGACTTGAAGGACGCCAGAATGCCCGACATCGGAGACCTTGTTCTTGAGCAATGGAAGTTGGCAATGAGCTAGGTAAACGGCGACCCCGAAGGCGTGGTGTCGGTCTTGGCGACCACGCTTGCCTTCGCAACGGTAGAGGGCAACCAAGACCTCGGGGAGGTAATAAGACGGGTGCGAGACGACTATAAAATCGGACTCAAGGCGCGGTCAGAAGTGTCGCGTCAAAAGCTAGTATAGAGAGACGCCCACCAGGGCCGCTGTGCGCAAGCTGATGGCAGGGATGTCACGGGCGGCGTGCAGCACAAAACAAAGGACCGATGCAGAAGCCCAGCACGCGCGCCATCGCGCCGATATTGCAAAATCTCAGTAGAAAGACGAATGAGATGGACAGGATCAGGATCCCGCTGCTACCGCTGTTTGAGCGCTGTTTCGAGCTGCTCAGGGAGCAGGGTTTATTTAAAGACGTTGAAACGGAGAGGGATGCAGAAGATTTCGTTGCCCGCATTGGCAATTCCCCTGATCCAATTCGGATCATTGTCGGTCCACACTGCCTATATGCGACATGCCGCCATGGGTACACGGACCCAATATCGATAATGCCAGATGAAGGGCCAGAAGAGGCTCGCGCGCTTGGCGCTATCGCAAGCGCTATTCTGCGTCAGTCGATTCGCCGCAAACTCGCGACGCCAGACGGTGTATGTCGATCCGGGCCGTTCTTGCTAAACCCCGCCCTTTATTGATAGGCAACGCTTCGACGGCTTCGAAACCGTCCAACGGTGATCCGAGGATTATTTTCCATGTTTAACCATTTGATGAACTCCCCCAGGGCCGTGACAATCAGTTCCCAGCGAAGTGGGACCAAGTTCTTCGGAGACTCCTTGAAGTCCGGAGATCTGTTCCATTCCTTCGGTGAGGTGATGCACACCTCCCTTCAAAGCCGCAAGGGCAATTTGATCAGCTATGCCAGACGAAATAACATCGACGTATTCGGCATGACGACCAAAGAGATTTTCGGATTTCTGGACGAATATTTTGACCACCTGGGCGATCTCAGTAACGGCAAGCGGCCGCACATCGATCTGATGTATAACAGCCTAGGGGGAATTTCCGGCGCGTGGGAATATCCCAAACAGACGCCCCTGTTCATGCATTACTTTCAAATTCGCCGATTCTCTGTAATCCATATCGTGAGGGAATCCCTTTATGATGCCTTTCTAAGCACCACCGTTCGCCAAAAAACGGGCATCGCGCATTCGCATAAGCTAATCGACCATGGCCGTCTTGAAGTGGAAATCGAGCTCGGACCGCTAAGGAATTTCGTGAAAGGCTGCCTCCAAGCGCGCCGATTGGTGCGCGAGACCTATAGCGGCGAGCCGTTTTATACCGAGGTCACATACCCACATTTCTTGAAAGACATTAGCGCAATGACGAAGAGGGGCGGTGCGGAAAGCCGTTTGTTCGGTCAATCCAGCCTAAAACCCACGACAGATCGAACGAGGGTGGTAGTTCGAAACGAGGCTGCGGCGCGCGCGGTCGTACAGGATATATATGATCAAGACATGTAGCAGGGCGGTTGGCGGGGAACGCGAATAACCCCGCCAAGTCCTACAGCGGAAGTCCCGTTGGTTCTTCTACGCCAACCGATTCATAAGCCTGACCGGAGGCCACCAGACAGGTCATGCCTGCAGGCGAGGTCACGGTGATGGTCCAGGTGCCGGTCTCGGTCGAGGCGAACACCTCGATCACGGCATTGTTGGCGCCCAGGCCGATCGACTGGCGGCTTTCGCCGTAAGCGGTCGCAAGGCGTTCGATCACGCGGGCGCGGTCGGCGCAGTTGCGGTTTTGCTGCTGAGCATTTGCTTGTGTCGCCGCAATCGCTAGGACTGCGGCCAGGATCGTTTTACCATCGGGTTACTCCTTCACTTCGATGCCTGCTTTCAGGGTGTCGTACCAATCCGCACAGCGCCCTGTGCGGGCGTTCTGCCGTGCCAGGGCCGCGTCCGTCTTCAACAGTGCCGTGTCCAGCCTGTCGCCCTCCTGAACACTACTGCGCGCCTTGCGTCGGCAATCGGGGGGATAGTCGGGCATCGAGCGGCTGGCGCGGATCTCGCCCTCTTTCGTCGCTGCTACGGCAAGTCGTTTTTCAACGCCCGCGCAGGCGCTCAAGAAGACGAGCGTCGACAACGCCGTCAGCATTGATCGCATTCGAACTCTCCCATTCCTCAATCGCCAGGGACATCCGCAATGCTTCGCCCTCGGCTGCCGCGACCTTTTCCTGCAGCTGTTCGGCGGCAACATTGGCCGCCACCGCCCGACGCTTCATTTCGGCCAGCTCGGCCTCGGCGGCGGCCAGTTCGACCCCGGCCACATACTGCACCACCGCCTGCCGCACAGCACTGCCCTTGTCGAGCGTGTGCCAGGTGAACAGCGCGAGGCCGATCATGACGACGATGCCGCCACGGCTGAACAGCAGGCGCAGGACAATGCCTGCCATCAGGCGACACCCACCATGCACAGCCGGAATTCATCTGCGCGACGCCGCACCAGGCCGCGCACCACGCGCCCCCCGGCCTTGTTCCACCAGGTCAGTGCATCACAGCCGCCGGCGATGTCTCCCGCGTTCAGACGCCGGGTCGCAGTGGACTTGCCCATGCCCGCGATCCCGACGTTGTAGGCGGTAGATGTATACGCCGCATCGCGCTCGGGCGTCAGCCGGCTGGCTATGGTCTGCGCGACAAAATAGCGATGCAGGCCCTCGCGATATTCCAGCAGCTCGGCGCGCAGCAGCGCATTGCATTGCGCATCGTTCATCACGTCGCCAGGCCGCACGTCCCTTGTATGGCCGTAGCAAATCGTCCAGACGCCGACGATGTCCGGGTACGCCTCGTTGCGCTTGCCCTCCCATTTCGCGACCAGCGGCTCGGCAACGCGCAAAAATTCAGCCTCTGACACGGGGCCGGAAAGGGGCGGTTCCCCATCCGCCGACACAGGCGCCGAGGACATGCCCGCAAGCAGCATCGCTGCCGCGAAAAAGATAATGGCCACAATCACGACACGCGCGATCCGCGAGATGTGTTTTCCGGCTGCTAGCTCCTGATCCACGATCCGGCCCAGCCCGCCATAGATCATCAGCCCAAGGCCGCCAAAGCCGGTCACATAAGGGTTCATGAACTGACGCTCGAATATCCAGAACAGCCCCTCGGGGACGCCAAGCAGGGCTATGCCCAGATAGACGGCCCACATGGAATGCGAACGCAACAGGATCGCCTGCCAATTATCCACAAGTTTCATGGGTTTCCTCCTTGATTGGTCATGACCACCAGCAGCTGGTCGAGTCGGTTGTTGGTCGAGTGAACCTCGGTCCGCACACCCTTGATCTCTTCGCTGAAATGGTTGAGCTGTTGCGACAGCTCATCCCGCCTCACAAACCGCTCATGGGCGCCGTTGATGCGCTCGTGCAGCTTGTCATCGCCTTCGCGGATATTTTTCATCACGAACCGGTCGCGAACGATTATGCCGCCGATCATGATCACAAAGGTGAAAACGGCACCCGCAATTGCAATGATCAGTTCTGCGCTCATGCTGCTTGTCCTTTCATCTCCCGGCGGTTGACGGTCATTTGCTTGAGCTGGTTTTCAGTAGGCGGCTTGAACCAGCAGCGGTGCAGATTTTCGATCATTTCTTCATGCTCCGGTGTCATCTAAATTCCTTTCGCCGCCACCTAAGAAAGGCTGACTGGTGGCATGTTTGATTGCCGATCACGCCTGACTCTGAAGAAGCTTCGCTTCCCAGTAGATATCCTGGTCGGACGTGACGGCATGTGTCGCGGCCGCGTCGTCGCGGTTCACCACGTTGAAGGTTGTTGCGCCGATGCTGTCGACTGTGAGATTCAGCAGTTCGCTTTCGCGACCGGTGAGTTGGATGATTTGTGGTGCTGCGACGAGGCCATGAGTGATAACGATGTTGCTGGTAGTATTCAGCATTTGAGCGATACCGCCGTTTTCTGTTCGGTATCCGCGGACATTGCGAGCGACCCGAGGGGCATTCGCCCCCATCACCGCCGCGCTACCAGTGGCGATCAGATTGCCGCCCGTGAGAACCACGAAATTACCAGCAACAAGGTCATACAGATAATCGACATTCGCCGCCTCGACGGACATGCTATCGAATTCGATATCCCTGCCCGTCGATGTCACATCGATCGCGGAAGTTGCAGCTGTGGATGACGCATTTGCACCGACTGCGCTGCCCTTAAAGTTAGCTTGGAACGTAGTCCCGCCGACAATAATGCTTTGTTTTGCGGACGAAACGATATTGCACCCTATCTCAATATCTCTGGATGCGCCTGTTACTTCAGCCCCAACTTCATCGCCATGACTTTCAAAGAGATCTATCGTCACCCACCGGCTGTCGTTTATATAGGCGCCTCGATTGCCGTTTTCGAGCGATGAGATGTAACCGATCCGAACGCCGGTCCATTTGTTCGAACCGCTCGGCCCATCGATGTCGATGCCGTCAACGACAAGACCCCGATTGCCCTTATTCAAAAGAAGAGCGCCAATGTTAATGTTGGCACTTGATCGCGTGGCGGATGCCTGAATGGTCAACAAGTCGATGGTATTGCTCTCATCGCCAATCGAAAGCGAATTGGCCCAGAAGCTCAGGACGCCCTTGAGAACCATCCCGCTATTGGTATCCCAACCGCTGTCAAGCGATCCGAACGAAAGGTCCGCTACATCCTCGAACACCGGCCCGTAGTCATCCCAGAACCAGTTGGCGTGCGAGAAATGGCCGAAAGCAGAGGATGCGTCGGCATAAATCGCCTGACCACAAGCCGGGGCGCCATACTCGCCGGTCGAGAAGCTGATAAAATGCAGCCGGGACGTTTTAGCCTCACCGGCAAGTTCCGTTGTGGCCCGCACAACCCGGCCAGCATAATCGTATGCCCGAACATGCAAATCGGCGCTGCGTATACCCCGGATCAGAAACGCTTGATCTGCACCAACCGGATCAGCCTGGGTGTAATCGGCGGTCTGCCCGCCACCGGAAACCCAGAGTTTGAATTCACACTCCTGACCGTCCAGCAGTTCGATTGCATTCCCAATCCCAGCGTCGGGCGTGATCGGGCTTTCCATCACAAGGATATTGCCGTGCCGCCCCTCGAAATTCGCTGTGCATGTCGCTGCTAACCGAACACCTGACAAACCTGCCGGGATCATGAGCTTCCGGCCGGCCACCGCATCCCACCAGTCGAAGGCCAGCTGCATTGCCGTAGCGTCATCAGTTGACTTGTCGCCCACAACGCCGAATGCCAACACGCTCACCATGCCGGCAGTGCTTTCCTGCACGAACAGCTTGACGCCGCCAGATGCGGTCAAATCGACATCCGGGCTCGCTTCGGCAGATGCCGCGACAGTGTACAAATGAACGCCCACCAAAAGCGCATCGCCCTCTGCAATATAGTTGAAAGCGCCGGCGATGTAGGAAAACGGATTGGCCGCCAGATCCGCAAAGGATGCGCGCCAATGTCTCACATTTCTGAACAGATCTGCCACTGCCTGAGTGTCAGGGCGGTTGTTGGTGTCTTTCGGGTAACTGAAAACAGCGTTTTCAGCCGCTTGTGATAGCGACATGGTGTTGCCTCTTTTTTTGATTGCTCGTTAGGTGACGACGACCGTGTAGGGGCCACTCTCGTTGCCAGCGATGCCCGACCCATTGACCGGCACCAGCCAGCAATAGACCGTCCCGGCAGCAACGCCGGTTTCGGTGAACGCGCCGGTTACATTGGCACCGGAAATGATCGTCGTGATCTTGGTCGCATCGCCAAAGGTGGTTGTGGCACCTCGATAAAGGGCCACGCTGTACTGATTGGCGTCGTTGGCCGTCGTCCAGCTGTAATCGATCTCGCCGGCGGCACCGCCGGGTACCGCGCTGGCCGCCACCAGATCGGCCGGGGCAGTCGAGTTCGCCGTGGCGGTGACCGGATTACCGGAATAACTGGTCCAAACCGTGGCTCGGCCACCGGACGTGATGGTTTGAAACTCTATGTCGTAATCCTGACCGTCCGAGACCAGCGCCGAATAGGCACGGGTTTCGTCCATATCGACAAAGAAATACTCATACGTGCTGCCGCCGGTCTCTTTGTAACGAAACCGGAAAGTGCGATCGACACGGGTTGGAGCATCGAATGTGGCCTCAAGACGCACACTTGATCCCGTCTCGGTGACCACGGCAACCGCTGTCACCACGACGTTTTGCGCCGTCTCCAGGCTATCGTCGATATTCAACGCCGGGGTTGGCGGCGGCGGCACACCTTCTTCCCCGGCACCAAGATCCCAGCGGTCAGAGGCCAGCGGAACCACAGCGAATGCTGTCAGCAGGCCGCCCGGCTCCTGCTCGACCGGCGTGGCAACCTCGTAGACCCCGGAAAAGTCGCTGTCGTATTCAAGCGTGATCGCGCGATGAGTCTTGGCCAGCACACCCTTGATGTTGCAGCCGAAGGCAGCCTTGCGCGGAGGCGCATGACGCAGTCCGAATGCCTTGCCCAGCCGCACCGCCTGGTTGTGGTTCTGACAGGTGAGAACATCGATTTCCAGATAGTTAGGCTCGCTGCTGCCGTCATAATATTCGCTGTTCACCCAGGGCGCGGCAGGTTGCTTTTTGTAGTTATGCGCCGGTGAAATATAATTGACGATCACCCCATCCAGCGCCCGTTCACCGTCGACGACAATCTCGGTTTGGGCGGTCAGGATATCCCGCTCGCGGGTGAAGGTCAGCGTCGGCGCCGCATAGACGCCACCCACCGGATAGGCGCGGCCCTGATCGTCATACGCAACAAAACCATCGCAGCTTGCCAGGATCTCCTCCTCAACCCGGTGTCGTGGTTTATTGTCGGGGGCTGCGACCCCGCAACGGTAGCGCGGTATCGGGCTGGCCGACCGGTCCAGAACGGTCGCGTCATATTTGTCGGCCTCGGCGGCGGTGTTGTCCCAATTGATCTCGGTCATCGGCCGGTTGCGCCCGAACGGCGCGGTCCGCCACCATGCCCAGACAATGGCCGGATTGCCATCGCTGGCTGTCCAGGTTGTAGGGTCGTCTATGTCGTGTGCCACGTTTCGCGGATCGTACATCCGGTTGAAATTCGCATAGACCGCGACCGACGGTTCACCAATACCGATGGCACCCCGCCAGCGATAGACCTTGCGATAATGCTCGGGTGCGACGGCCTTGGCGCGCACGATCGTGTAGCAGACCCCGACGCCGCGAAAATTGGATGGAAGGTTCGGGAATGCCGCCGTAAAGGCCGCCGGCAGCGTGCCATAGTCGCTGGCCGCATCTGGCGTGACGGTATAGAGCCGGAATTGAGGGCGCTTGGTGCCCGTGGCTCCGAAACTATTGTCCTCATCGTCCAAGCAGAAATCATCTGTCAGCACGTCGCCGGCCACATCGTTGATATTCGACACGTCGGTCCAATTGATGTCGTCCGTCCCCAGCGTCACGCTGGTAGCAGTGACGCGAAACCGCTTGCCGCTGTTGGCGGTTCCGCCGGTTATATCGACCGTTGCGCCGGGAACTTCGGCGCTGGTGTTCATGTCCGCCGCACGGGTCCAGGCGCCCGGACCGGTGACGTAGACGCCGTTTTCAGTCGCGGCGGTCTGGTCCTTGACGCAGACGCGGCTGGTGCTGGTCAGCGTGCCATCGATGGTTTGTTCGCCAGAAAGTGTGATGTTCGCCGTGGTGGCCAGCGCGCAGTCGGTCAGATCCTTACGGTTGCTGATGCTCAGTTCGATGTCGTCAAAAAAGTAGGTTGCATCGGCCGGGTTGATCATCTCGGCATCGCCATGCGCGACGATGTACCAGAAATTGCCGTCTTCATCGTGTTCGGCGAAAATGCCAGCCTCGCCACCAACAATGACCGAACCACCCAACTGCCAGCGCCGCGCGGTTCCAAGGCGGCTATTGATACGCGCCGCCTCGATATCGGGAGCCTCCGGTGACCCCGGTCGAGATAGCGCGTTGAGCGCATAGCTCAGGCCGATATTCAAAAGCAGCCGGCCAAGCAGTGATCCACCGAAGAATGCGCCGACCGTATAGCCAGCCAGGGCCAGAGGACCGAGCGCCGTCGCGACGGCCAGGCTTGTGGCGGATGCCGCGGTAAACCCAACGAACAGCCCCTGAAACAGCAATCCAACCTGTGGCATCAGACCGCCCAGGCACCGAGGACCGGCAGCCGAAGTTCGACGACACCGCGGATGTGCCGGAAGGCCAACCTGTCCCCCGTACAGATCCCGACGATTTCGTGCCCGTCGAATCGCACCGCGACGGGCCAGCCAAAACTGGCGGCGTCGGCCCGGATAAACCCGGCCCGTGCCATGCCATGCGCGAAGAGCGCGGCTACGCCGCCGAATTCCCGGCAGATTGCTTCTGCGCCCGCTTCGTCACTGTAACTGCCGCGCCATGGGGCAGCCGGGTCAATCCCGGTGACGGCTGCGACATGATCGCAGACCGACAGGATGCAGTCGCCGCGGCCCCACTGGAACGGTTCGCGCCGCCACCGGCCAAGCGTCGCGTCAACTGCCGACGACAAAGGTGCGCAGGGCATTGCCGGGAACGAAGTCGCAGAATGTATCATCGCTGTATCCCTTGAGCCGCGCGCGTTCGCGCTGCGCGGTGGGCGTGTAGGTACCGTACGGCGCCCGGCTGCGCCCGTATTCGAGCGACCGGGCCAGCACAGTGGCGGTGTAGCTTTTCTTGATATTGCCGGCGTCCTCGCCCAGCCCTTCGGCAAACTGGGTGCCTTGCATCAAAAGCCGGTAGTCAAAGGTCAGCGGCAAGGACGGCCGCAACCCCTCGCCCGCTCCGAACAACGCGCGATAGCAGGTCAGCTCTCTGCCCTCGGCCAGGGCGCGGTCAGATTTGAGGGCGTCAAATGTGTCGCTGTCGATGAACGGCAGCGTGAACGTATAGCGCGGACTGGCGCCGTCGCGGCTGTCGCGCACGGCCGGCGCTCGCAACTGCTGAACGCCGCTGGCATCGATGGTGCCGAGCCACTCGTTACCGCCGCTGTCGGTCATCGCACCCTGCCCGTCCCATAGCCGGATCGGATAACCGGCAAAATCGAAAAAATAACAGCGGCGATCGACCGCCCTGATATCCCAGGCATCCGTTGCGGTGCCGATATGCGCCAGCAATTCGGTTTCGTAGCTCACAGCAACGCCTCGACGAATTCCAGTGTCTCGAAAACCATGAAGCGGCGGTTGCGCAGCGTTTTCGCGGCAGCGGCGGCATTGACGCAGGTCATCATTGTTTTCGGCCGCAGGTACAGATCGTCGTTGGCGGCGACTGCACGGCGCAATGGCGGTGAAATGCCGACGGTGGCGATGTCGCCATTCACATAGGTTACATCCATCACCTCATGGGCGAAATCGTATTGGCCTTCGCGAAAGCCGATCACATGGCCGATCTCAAGAACCTCGCCAAAGCTGGAAAAGTCTGCGGTCACTTCGGCCGCACCTTTGCTGGACGCCGCATTAACTGGTACCGAGGGGTTCCAGTCCCAGTTCTGTCCGTTGCTCCAGGACTGACCGTTGCTCCAGGGCAGCTGCGCAGCACTTGACACGCCAAGCGATGTCGCGGGCACCAGCTGCACGCTGCCGCATAGCGGGATCCGCATAACCGCACCGTTCTGAATGCGGCTGGCCGTCCAGGCCGCATCGCGATTGGTCTCGGCGTCATGTGACAGCACCAGGGTCAGGCTCAGCGAAGAAACGCCACCGGGTTCGGGGCTTTCCACCAAAAACCCGCCCAGTGTGCGCCCGCCGGGCAGCGCCTGGCCACCGGCACGGAACAACTGGTCCCGCGGCACCAGCCGGCGGCGCCAAGGGTAAATGGCGGGCGTGATGGTCACACCAGCGCCCCGTCCTGCCGCAGGGTATCCTGCCAGCCGTTTAGACTGGTTCTCACCGTGCGCACGGCGGTTTCGGTCGATTGCTGCGCGGAAAGCCGCACCATCGCTGTCACTTCGCCGCCATCGCTGATGCGCAACTCGCTTTGCTCGAACCCGATAACCACCGCCTGAGAGCCACTTCGCGGCGCGGCCGCCGACACCTGGCTGGCGGTCAGGATCTGGCCCGCCACATTCGGCGCGAAGAATTCGGTATTGGGCGTGTTTTCATTCACGGCGTAGATTTGCCCGGGCATCACCGGCCCGCCGGCAGCGCGGCCGCCGCCGAAAAGTGCCCCAAAGATACTGCCAAAAATCCCACCGCCACCGCCTATGCCCCCGAAGTTGAATGTCTGCATCAGCAGGTTGCGAATGTTCGACGCCAGTAGCTCCGCCACGATCTGACGGAACACCTGTCCCAGCGCGTCGCCCAGGTCCTCGCCGTTGACGATGGCGTTGGCGATCGCGTCCGAGATGCTTTCTATACCGCGCACCACGTTGCCGAACTCAGCACTGACCAGCTGCTCGTCGATCTTGGCAAGCGCGCGGGCATAGTCCTCGGAGTTGATCTCGCCCATTTCCTTGAGCTTGTTCAGATCGGCCAACTCGCTGGCATACCGCTCAGTCGCAGTCTCAAGGCCGCTCAGAATCCGGTCCCGCTCGCGCAGCAGGCGGTTCAGCTCGGCGTCCTGGCGATTCCCGGCGCCGCCGCGGCGGGATGCGCCATCCCGTCGAACCGGACCAAGGCGGACCTGCTGCAGACCCAGCGGCGGCGGGGTATAATCGAACCGCCCCGACACGCCGGCCTCATTCCGCGGATCGGCAAAATCGGGGTTGCCGCGCATACCCGCCAGCAGTTCCTGCCCACGCGCGGCCAGTGCCAGATTGTCTGCCAGGCGTGCGGCCTCGTCGGCGCCTCTGCCGATACCCGTGGCATAATCGATCCCGGCAAGCGTAAAGGCCTCCTGGGCGGCCTGCAACAGCCGGTCGAACAGCGCCTGACCCTCCTCCTCGGCATCGACAAGGTTGTCGGAGGCGTCCGAGATATAGTCGGCCAAATCACGCATCGCGATGGCCTGCTGTTCGGGGCCTTCGGCGCTGGCGATCTCGACGAAACGGCGCACGACCTCCTGCGCGGCGACCTCGGTGATGCCGAACATATCGGCCACCTCGTCAAGATTGCGGTTCAGCTTGGACAGAGCTGCGATCTCTTCGTTGATCACAGATATGCGCCTATCGGCGGCGGCGAATTCGACATCGCTCAGCTTCGAGGGATCGTTTAGCCGGTCCCGCTCTTCGATAAGTCTGCCCATGGCACCGGAAATATCTTTGATCTGCTCTGGCAACAGGTCGATGACTCCGCCGATACCCAGACTGTCGCCAAGCCCTCGCGCCACGTCGTTCAAAGAGGCCCGCGCGCGAATGTCAGCGATCTGGCGTTCTATCTCGAAAAGCTTTCGGGCGTCTTCGGCGAGCCCCCCATAATCCTCGCGCAGCGCGATCGTACCTGCGCCAAGCTGCGTCTCGGCCGCCTGCAACCGCTTCATGGCCTCTTCGAGACCTTTAAGCTGATCTTGCAGTTCCTTGCTCGCGTCCGCGCCGGTCAGCATGTCGACCGCCAGCGGCGCCAGGGAACCGGCAACAGCGCCGATGGCAATGCCGACTGCGCCAAAGCCCAAAGCAAGGTCGGGCAGCTGAATTGACAGCGCCCTCACATAGTCACCAGTTACAGACCCCATCTGCGCAACCTGGCTCAACTGCATTGCTGTGTTGCGCATACCACCGGAGAAATGGTTTGCAGCGCCGGTGGTTTTCCGAAACTCCCGCCCAAGGCGTGCGACCGGTCGGTTAGCGCGGTTGAAACTCGTCTCAGCGCGTTTGGCGGTTCGGACCGTGTTGGCTTCCAGCCGCGCCAGTTGCTGGGCGTACTGCTTTTCCGTCACGCTGATCGGGATAATCAGGCCATCTTCCTGGTTTGCCATGCTACAGCCCCTCGATCCCCAAAGCGCGCGCGCGGTCTGCACTCATCGGCGCGGCCTCGGCCTGGTCCTTGCCGCCATGGGCGGCGTTCCAGCCATCCAGACAGGCGAGATATTCCCAGATGCTCATTTGGTCGATTTGCTGCGGCGTGAACCCGAGGACGGCGCCGGCGCCGTAGAGCTTGCTAAAGCGCCATTTTCCGGGGCGGCGGGATTGTCCGTTTCCGCCGCCCCGACCGGCTTTCCCACCTTGTCGTCCGCCGGACCGACCACAGCGTGGCTCATGATCTTGTGCGCCGCCATCTTGAGGTTGGCCCAGGCGGTTTCCGCTGCAGTGCGGTTGACAAGCGTGCGGGCCGCGTCCTCATCCATGCCGCCGCCGATCAGCCCCAGGCGCACGACCTCGGTCAGATCGGCATCACGCCAGTTGCCCAGCCGGATGCGGTTGAACACCTCTTCAGGGCCGGAATCGAGCGTGGCCTGCAGTCGGCGCAGGATGCCGACTGGATGCACGGTGACATCATGCTCGCCACCCGCCCAGATCAGGCGAAAGGGGTCCATCAGACAACCGTGCTGCGCGACGGCGTACCGTCGAACTGCAGTTCGATCGAGGCGCTGATTTCGCCCTTGTCGCCCGGGCGCTCATTGGTCAGGCTCGATAGGATCGCGGGGCCGTATTCGGCATAGATATCGCCGCTGTCGCCCCCGGCCTCGACCTTGGCATTGCGCAGCCGGGCGTTCAGCTTGCGGGCGTTGTAGAACCAGTCGAGCAGCTCGTGATGCTTGGCCGCCGCCCAGACACCGGTGCCGCTGACGCTGACGGCGATGGAATTGACCGAGTTTTTCGTGCTGTGCGGCAGCGTTTCGTCGGCGCAATCGGGGACCGCGGTGCTGGTCACGTTCGTGGTGCGGTTGATGGTGACGCCGGTAATGCCACAGATCTTGGAATATGTGCCGCTGTCGGCGACCCATTCGATCTCAAGCACCAGCTCGTCATAGCTGAGTGTGTCTGCTGCTGCCATTTTTCAGGTTCCTTTCGCCTGTGATTAAGCTTTCTTGAACCCGCGCTTTACGGCACGGGCGATGTTGCCCTTGACCCGCCGGCGTTCGGCACGCCAGGCGGGATAAAAAAACGGCGAGGCCGGGATATAGCCGGTATATCGCCCGGTGGTTTTCTGGCGCCGCGGTGCGGTGCCGAATTCCCACCAGCGGGCGATCGCCGCAATCCCGCCCGGGTATTTACTGGTCGAGGCGGTCGCATAGATCGTGATCGCGATCCGGTCGTGTTCCTGCCCGCGCACCGTACCGATGGTGACCGCGCCAGCAGGCGTATCGCCCCAGGTCCAGTCTATTCTGATCGTGCCGGGCAGCGGGTTGAGCGAGGCCATGAACGCCACGACCTTGCCCGCCTCTTTTTCCAGCTGCTTGACTATTTCGGCGCGAACAACCTCTGGAATGTTGCGCATGCGCGCCTTGAACTTCGCAACACCCTGAACCACGGGTCAGTTCTCCTGCACCAGCGCCCGGACCTGCACCACACCATGCGCCGTCTTGCCGTCAGGATCGGCAAAGACCCGGTTCAACACGACCCGCATTGCCGAAATCGCAAACGGCGGATCGGCGACCAGCTCTGCCCGGTGCAGCGCCCGGTGGACCGCGTCTGCCAGGTCACGGCAAGGCCCAAGCCGCCCCTGGTCGCGCGACCAGCAGTCGATTTGCAACGTATGTTCGCGCGCATCGATGCAATCGGCATCCGCGTCCACCGAATAGCCCGTTCCGAACGCGAGGTACGGCTTTTTCCAGGCCGCCGACGCCGGCGGGTGGTCGTAAACCCGGGCCCCGACGATGGCAGCGACAGCGCTGTTCGCCTTCAGGTGTTCAAACACCGCCGCCTGCAGGGCCCGCGCCGCGTTCATCGGACTTAGGCGCTGCGGGCCAGAATGGCGATCTGGTAGGTCGCCGACGCGCCGGCGCCGTTGGCAATGCGCAGGATGTCGGCAGTGGCGGCGGTCACCGTACCGATCCCCGCTGCGTCGCCGGCGGCGATCAGGAACTGCGCACCCGGTTTCAGCGGGCCAATCGTTGGCGCTGTACCCCCGAGGAACCCGACGAACGGATTGGTGCCGGCGCCGATCGTCAGATCAGATGTGTTGGCGCTGCCCGAACGCGGCGCGTTGATGATGAACACCGCGACCAGCTCGGCGGCCGTGATTGTCGCGCCAAAGGCATCCGACAGAACGCCGGCCAGGTCGATATCGTCGTTGGAACTGGCACTGACCGTGCGCTCGTCCATGAACAGAATATCGGCCTTGTTTGCCGTGGTGCCATCGGTCAGCTGTAGCACCGCCTCCATCTCGGGCGTGAAGGCAGGCCCGCCGAAATCGTTGCCGCCTCTCTGTGTCGCCTTGAGGCGCGCGAATATCTCCGCTGTCACGGTCATGTCGTTTTCTCCCTTGTCAAATGTTTCAGACTGCCACGCCCGTTTCGGCCGTGATCTCGATCCACTTCCGGTCTTCGGTCTCCACGACCGACCGGATGTTATATTCGCCGCGCATCAGCGCGCCATCTTCGTCGAATTCCTCGCGGCGCAGATCGCGCATCCGCCAGTCGGGGGTGATCTTGCGGGTCCAGATGTTAGCCCAGACCGTCACCACAACCGGCTGGCGTCCCTCCAGGCGCGCGGCCTGCACCGTCTCACCGCCGCGCAGATAGCGGAAATGCGCTGCGGCATTGCTGATGCCCTCGCGCCAGCCGGTCTCGATGCCGCCGGAGCCGTCAGGCTCATCATGCGGTGCGTCGAATGCGACCCGCTCGCGCAGTTGCCCTGGCGTCACGCGCCGACCCGCCGATATGGCGCCGTCAGGGCGCTGACACCCATGGGAAGCAAATGCAACGGGCCGTCCGCCGTGGCTGCCTCGCGGTTCATATACCAATGTGCCATCAACATCAGGATCGCAGTCCGCAGCGGTGCGGGCACGTCGTCGGCAGCCCCATAGCCCGCCACGACTTCAGCGCGGACCGGGAATTGCCGGTCGCTGTCCAGCGACGGGCTGGTGAATGCGTCTTTAAACCGGATTTCTGGGCCAACGACCGTCTCCAGAACGTCATAGAGATTGTCGCTCACGGTCTGTTCCGCAGCGTCCTCGTCGAAATAAGTCAACACGACCGACGAGACATCCGGAAAGGGCAGCCGTAAGGGGTCGCACCAGTTGTGATAATCCTGCTGCCAGGTCTGGTTAAGCAGACAGCGCCCGAGAATCCCTGCCCAACCGTCAAGATGCGCCACAGCCGACGCTATCAGCTTTTCGACGACCAGCCCGTCGTCATCAGCCTCGGTCAGGCGCAGATGCCGGCGGGCGTCCTCCAGCGAGACCGGCAGTCCCACTGGAGGGGTGATCAGGATCGGCGGGATCATGGCCTAGGCCTGGTCGGCCTGCGGATTGTCATAGGCCTGACCGCCCAGGACGGTCGCCGCGATCGGCGTTCCGGTGGCATGGGTTCCCGAGAAATCGGCCAGGAGCTTCAGGTAGCGTTTTCCGCCGACATATCCGAAGCGATAGACCGCCGCCGCGGCATGGGCCGAGGTCAGCGCCTTGATGATGCCGTCGGTGATGCTGGAAACGCCGAGCATGTCTGCGTCCGCCACGTTCGCATAGGTCGAATCGTCGTCCGAATGGGTCAAGACAAACTCGATCTTGTTGGTGCCGTTGAACGTGATGCCCCCGGCGCCGATTGCCAGAACGAGCTCTGCCGCTTCGTAATCCTGCAGATCGATCGCGGCAGGGGTGTTGTCCGCCGACAGCGTCGCGGCCCCGATTGCGACCAAAGCGGTCATGCCAGAATGAAGGTCTTTCATCGTTTGGTTCCTTGTTTGGATCTTGTGTTGATCTGAGGCGCTGCGCCGGGCATCACATCCCGGCGCAGCTGCCGTTCGCAGGGCTTAGGTGGAGATCTTCAGAAGCTTCATCGCCTCGAAATTCTGCACCCCGCCGCCGACGCGCTTGGTGGTGTAGAAATGCACATTCGGCTTGTTGGTGTAGGGGTCGCGCAGCACGCGGATACCGAACCGGTCAAGGATCAGATAGGCGCGCTGCCAGGCCCCGAACGCGATCGGGAATTTGTTGGCGCCGACCGCATCCATGTTGTCGTCGGTAATGACCGGCTTGCCGAGGATCGTCGGCACCTCGCCCGGCGCCGTCGGCGCGGACCAGATGAACGATCCGTCCGCGTCCTTGAACTTGCGGACCGTCATCATCGTCGGATCTGACATGATGAACGTACCGTTCTGGCGGTACTGCTGCTTCAACGCGCCGTAGAGGTCGATCAGGGCATCCGCAGGGCTGGCGCTTGCAGTCGGCGCGACAAACCCCGAGGCGTGGCCGCTGACCACAAAGCCGGTCTTGCCCCAGGCATAGGAGGCATTCGCGACCTTGTCATATTGCAGGATGCCACGAGGTTTGTTGGCGCCGTCGCCGTTGATGAAGGCCGCGCCCTCCTGCTCAGCGAACTCGATCGACACCTCGTCGGCCAGCCAGGCCGCAATGTCCAGACGCCCGTCGTCAAGCGACCGCTGGGTCGCCGCCGGGTTGGCGTAGAGTTCCATGATCGTGAAGATCAGCTCGCGCAGGGTCGGCGTATTGGTCTCGGGGCGGGCGTCTTTTTCGCCGACCCAGCCCGATCCGGTCCCACCCATGTTGACCAGCTTCTTGTAAGTGTCGGTGCCGATCGTCATGGTCCGCGCCAGTCCGCGCATCGCCGAAACGGTGCCGACAACACGGTCAATTTCGCCGGCCATTTCCTCGGGCACCAGGTAGCCGCCATCGGGGTCGCTGTCGGTCGAAAGCGCCGCCTGAACCTCCAGGTCGCGCAGATCGGCATCGATCGCACGATCGCCGCGGCGGAACCAGGCGTTGAAAGCCTCGGCATGGGCGACGATATTTGCATCCGGCGCCCCGCCGCCGGCGCCGCCGATCTGCGCTGCCGCAATCGCCTGGTTGGCGGCGTCCAGCGCCTGCGTCAATTCGGTGATGTGATTGTTGATGCGGTCGATCTTTTCGTCGCGCACAACGTCGGCGGCCGCGCGCGTCTCGCCGGAATTGTTGATCTCGGCTTTGAATTCCTCGAACGCCGATTGCATTTGGGCCAAGATGGCCGCCGGGTTGGAGCCGTCCGCGCGCACATATTGAATGCCGCGGGGGCCAGGAATTGCAGTCGTGGCGGCGGCAGCCGCCAGGGCGACGCTTGCCGCCAGAAGTTTCTTGGTCATGGGTCTAGGTTCCCTTGAGAGTTTCGATCAGCTGCTGGGCTGCAGCGGTCCAGTCGCCAGCGTCCTGCGTGGCGCCAGGGGCAGCGCCGGGCGTGCCCCCCTTGATCTCGCCCAGGAGGCTACGGCGCTCCGAGCGGGACATTCCGGCACGGGCAAGCATTGCGTCGGCTCGCCGCGTGGCATGTGTTGCGCCGCCGACTTTCGCGGCGGCAGACTCGTCGATCGATGTGTCGATCGTCAGAAAATCATCGGCCAACCCGGCATCGACGGCCTGCTCGCCGTTGAACCAGGTTTCATCATCCATCCACTTGGCGGCGGCCTTCTTTTCGGCGCCGGCACGCTCGGAATAAACGGTCGCCATGGCATCATCGAAGGGCTCCAGCGTGTCGGCCGCGTCACGCATGTCGTGGCGGTTGCCGATCGCCAGCACCCAGGCGTTATGCACCATGATGAAACCTGCCTTGCCGATCTGGATTTCATCGCCTGCCATGGCGATCAGCGAGGCAGCTGAGGCGGCGAGACCGAGGATACGCACCGTGATTTTGTGTTTGTGGGTCCGAAGCAGGTTGTAGATCGCCACGCCTTCGAAAAAGTCGCCGCCGGGACTGTTGATGTCGACAAAGACCTCCTGATCGCCGATCGAGCGTAGCGCCGCGGCAACGCGCTTGGATGTGACGCCGCCGCCAGTCCACCAATCCTCGCCGATTACATCGAGGATCGAGATCGTGTTGCCGGGCGTCTGCTCAGCACGTATCCCGGCCGTCCAGCGTTCCAGAGCATCGGCGTCGGGCTGAAATGCAAAGGTTTCCGGCAGCCGACCGGCAGTGATATCAGGCAGGGTTCTGATCGTCATCGTCTGTCTCCATGTCAGTCTTGCCGGCGGTGTTGGGCGGCGGGTAATAGACTTCGCCACCATCGCGCGGGTTCATGTCTTCGAGCGCGCGCACCTCGTTCGGGCTCAGCCAGCCCCATTGCAGCCCGCTACGATAAAGCGCCTCGCGTGCCTTGGTGTCGCCGCGCAGTAGCCCGCGACGGTTGAAGCGCGTGTAAATCTCAGGCTCGGCGATCAAATCGCGGTCGAGCGTCTGTTCCCAGGTCGTCAGGTGATCTTCGAGCGTGTAGGTCACGAACCCGATGCCCATCTGCTCAACGCCCGAGCCCCAGCTGGTCGTCTTTTCCGTATCGCCAATCATGTGCGGCGGCACCCCAAAGAACATGGCAATATCGCTACGTGAGAATTTCCGGCTTTCGATCCACTGTGCATCCTCGGCCGTCATCGACAGCTGGTACGTCTCCATCCCCTCTTCGAGGATCAGCGCCCGGCCTTCCGCCTCGCCGCCCTGGCGGTAAGCGTCGAGGCTTTCGCGCAGGAATTCGAGGCCTTCTTTCCCGAGCTTCTGAGGGTGTTTCAGTACAAAGCTCGGCCGGGCCGCGTTCTTGAACGTGGTCGCCCCGTGGCGCTCCTGCGCCATCGACAGGCCGATGGTCTCGCGCGCATAGGTGATCACCGAAACGCCTGTGACGCCGTCCAGCGTCAGCCCGACCAGATGCAGCACATCGTTCGGGTCCAGCGGAACCGGGCGTCCGTCGCGGCGCGTGTAGGTATAGCGGATCCTCAGATCGTCGCCCTGCTTCACCTTCATGCGATCGGGGTGCAGCGGATTGAGTGCAATGACCCGTCCGCGCGAGCGCACGATCTGCGCAAAACCGTTGCCCCGCAGCAAAAGATGCACCTGAAGCAACCGGCGGAACTGCGCCGAGGTCTGCCAGCCGTTAGGCTTGCGCCGCAGCACGGTCCAGAGCTGGTGATCCGGCCGATCCTGACGCGTCAGCTCGTCGACACGTTCCTTGACGTGCAGCGGCATGTTGGCGACCGCACCCGACATCAGGCGCACACAGGCATAGACCGCACCGACGCGCATGGCGCTGTTGGCAGTTACCGGGATGCCGGCCGCCGTACTTGTGCCCGCAGCGCGGATAGCGCGTTCCAGATCCTCAGGGCCGTTGATGACCGTTCCACCGTCCGCCGGTTGCGACGCGGCGAATGGTCGACGCAGCCAGTTCAGAATACGCTTGCTATCCATTTTTCAGATCACACCACCAGCAGACCGCGGCCACCATAGACCGACGACCCGCTTGCCACCGGGTTCCAGCTCATCAGCTGCACCGCATTGAACAGCGCCATCAGCGGGTCGATCTTGGCCGAACCGCTCACTGCCTTGGTCACAATCACGGCGTTGCCGCGCGACTCGACCTTGGCGTTGCCGACGCAAAATTCCATCAGACGCTGACCCGAGTGGATCATCCTGCCGTTTTTCAGCTTCACCGGCGCCGTCTTGATCGCCGCGTTCAGCTTGTAGCCCTGACTGATTGACCGGATATCCTCGATCCGGAACCCATCCTCGACCAGCGCATCGATGATCGAGCCAACACCCTCGGGATCCATGCCGATCCCATCTTCTTCCGGGAAAAGCCCCGCCGTGCGGATCTGGGCGCAGATCTCGACGATCTCGGGATTCGCCTCCTCCTCGATGTTGTCGACCAACATCAGATCCTCGGCCTTGGCCAGCGCCTCCAGTTCCGGCGCAATCGACTTGCGCAGTTCCAGCACGTCCCGATCCGCCCAGGCCTTCCCCCAATGCTGCCAGACCTTCGTCTCGGCATGCCGGCCAAGCACCGCCAACCCCAACAAATCGTCCAGCCCGCCGCCGTCGATGCCGACAACACAAACCTCCGACGTCTCCAGGATATACTCCAGATCCATCCCCTGCACGCCCCGGTGCGCCCAATAGTCCGCCCCGATCCAGCGCCCGGTGCGGATACCGACACCCACCTCGACGTTCAGGTGCTGCGATGCAAAAAGCGCCAACGCCTCCTGCCCTTCGCGTTCGGCCTTTTTCAGATCGTTGACCAGATCTTCTATGAGGATAGATCGCCCTATGTTGGGATTGACCAGCCTCCAGGTTTTCGGGTCCTTCCATTCGTCTTTTTCGACCATGTCCTGCGGCAGTTCGTACATCACTGCCAACATCGGCAATCGGATATCTCCGTCGCGCACCGCGCGGGCGGTTTGCAGTTCTTTCTCAAACTGCCCGGTCGGGCGCTCCTTCGACTGGGTCGTGATCTGCAGAAAAAAGCCCTCTGGTCGCGACTTCAGGCCACCGCGCAGCTCCAGGAAGATTTCCGGCGCCTTGTGCTTGCTGCCCAGCACATGGGTTTCGTCGACCAGGATAAACGTGCCCTTCGATCCGGTGACCACGTCGCCATCCGCCGACAGGATCATAATTACCGCCTCGGTGCCCATATGGGTGATTTGTTTCAGGTGCATCTGCACCTTGAACAGAACCCTCAGTTCCGGGTCTAACGCGATGATGCCGCGCGCCGTTTTGAACGCAATGCCTGAAATTTTCTGCGTCGGCGCGATCAGGTACAGTTCGGCCTGCGGCCGCTCGTTCATGATCGCGGCCGTGACGATGATCGCCGCCGCGATGGCCGATTTGCCGTTCTTCTTCGGCACCAGCAGCAAAAACTCGCGCAGCATCCGCCGCTTGGTGTCCGGGTTGTAGCTGCCAAAGACCACCCGAACCAGGTCGAACACCCAATCCTTGCAGACTTCGCCGAAGGTCGGTGTACCGGTCAGGTCCGGCACCCGGAGCCGCTTGAAGATGCGCAGCGCCTTTTCTGCAACCTCATCGAAAAGCGGCAGATCGGGGATCAGGCTTTCGCCGTTTAGAATCCGTCGCTCCCAATCCGGCACGGACGTATCCCATGCCGGATCGAGCCCGTCGAATTCCAGTTCGACATCGAGCATCAGTGATATCCCGGTTTCAGGTCAGAACCCCAGTTCGGGCTGGCTTCCCCCGCAGACACTTTCGCAGCGGCTGCCTGCGCCCGTTCCTTTTTTCCTTTCGGCTCGGTGTCATCGCCCGGCGCGTCGGCGAACTTCGCCGCGGCCAACGCCATGTCATTTTTCTGGATCAGCTGGTCCAGCAGGCGCATCGCTCCCACATTGCCTTCCTCGGCTGCCGCGTTGGCCTGCATCAGCCGCTTCGCCGTCAAGTGGTCCCGCGCCTTGTCCCGCAGCTTCAGTTCGGTTCTAAAATGCCGCTTCAGAGTGCTGAGACTGATCGACAGTCCGGTGCGTGGATCGAGAATACACCCCGCAATTCGTTCATTGCCCCAACCCATAGCCAGTAACATACTGACTTTACGTCCATTTTCTTCGGTCCACTCAAACGGTGGCCGCCCCTTGGTCCGTGGCGTCAGATAGCGCACGTTACCAAACAGGTCCGTAACGGTCTGATGTTCGATCTCGGGGTTCATTTATCCTTCACCCAAAAAAAAATCTGCGCGTGGCGGGGTACGGGTCTAGGCGCCATAGGGTAGTAGGGATTTGCCCCCCCCTCCCTTACGCTAGACCTCGGCGCTCCATGCTTTGTTTGGTGCGGTCGTGCCAGGCTTTGGACACGGACTGCAGGTTTTTCTCATCCCAGAACAGGTCCGGGTCACCGCGGTGCGGTGTCTTGTGATCAACGACCGGGCTGTTCGGCGCCGGGTATTCGCCCGTCAAAGCCTCGCCTGTCTGCTGACAGACCGGCCAGAGCGTCGGCATATTGGCAAACAACACGCGATCAAACGGCATCAGGTGCGGCTGGTCGATCAGGTCCACAGCGTCGCGCCGTAGGATCTTCAGTCGCAGTCGCTGCCACCTCGCCGTGTTCAACCAGTCTTGCGATCGTCGCGACTGGTCCTCAGCTTTGGCTTGCGGCTTCCGCAGCCGGCTAGGCGGTTTGCCAAGTCGGGACGGAAGCGCGCGACCTGCCAGCCTGCCCATCGGTCCTCAATCTGTTTAGATGTTCCACGCAGAGTGCCACGAGATCTGGCACCCTGAAACGCAATACGCCCGAGACCTTGTAGGATCCGGGCGCATTTGGTGATTATGTCGAAGACATTGCATATCCTCGGGATAAGCGTCAAGACCCTTTTTGCTCCGCCTGTCAGAAACAGCGCGCCAGACGCTCTAGGGCGGCCCGTAAGGCGTGGTAAACAGCTTTTATGTTTTCTTTGCTGTCACCCCAACCGTGGTCGCGTAACACCGTCGTCAGGCTGTCTCCGCCGCAGCACACCCGATCAACCAGATCCCGATCAAAGATCGACCTCTTTACCACACCCGCGGCGCCGCGCTTGGAAGGACGGATGCGGCGCACTTCCTTGGCGATCCCGCTACCGATGGCGCGGTGACATTCGTCGAGCTTGCGACGCATCGCCAGCAGCCGGTCCATCGTGTCGCGGCCATGGCCGCCACCGCCACCGCCGGTAGACTGAAACGCACTGGAGCACTTGAGCCCGCCGGCGGCGTGGCGCTCGGTCAGCTCGACATAGGCGCTGGCGGCCTTCATTTCCCGCTCGGTGAAGCCGATCACACGTCGCTTGGCCATGGCTCGGTTCATCTTTTGCAGTGCGTCCAACACCTGCAAAGCGCTCCGGCCTTTATACCCACGCTCGACGCGTTGATAGCCTTCGTTGCCAACGGCGACGAGCCGCGCGGGGTTGAACGCCACGGCCTCACCCCGCGCCGGTGCCTCCGGGATCTCAGGCCCGCATTCTGCCGGCACCCTGCCGGCCTTGTGCGCCTTCGCGATCCGCTTGACCTTGGCCTCACAGACGGCCTCGATCCGTTGCGCCCTGGCGTTGGCCAGCATGATCTTGCTGACTTGATCGGCCATTTGGGCTGGGCTTTTTTTGTTTTCGTCGACCACTGCTTGATCATCCCCCGATGTTACGCTGGGACCTGGACCGTAACATCGCCGTAACATTCAGCGTGTCAGCCCTAAGCCCTTAAAACTATTTATTTTTTCGATAGAAATAGAGGAAATGTAACGATGTTACGGGCAAAACCACACACCCGCACATGCGCGCCCGCGCCTCATGGGGGTGCGTCTCGCCGTAACATCGTAACTTTGCCCGGCCAGGCGGTATTTTCTCACGCCAAATCAAAGGCTTGGCCACGTTACTGCCTTTGTTACGTTGGCGTTACGGTGCCTGCTTAAACGTAACATTCAGACCCCCTCGCTGCGGTGACTAGTGTCCTCGGGCAGATGCTCGAGCGGGATGATCAGGCCGCGGCGCAAAGACCCCGCCACCCGTGTCGGATCCGGCGACGGCCGGACATTGGGCAGCGTGTCGAGCGCCGCGCGGTGACCGCCGCCTTTCCATCTGGTGCCCCACATGGCGCGATCCATCTGCGGATGCTGGCCGTTGGCGACGAACAGCTCGCGCTTGCCGCGCTCGCCTGGCAGCACCTTCAAACCGACGCGGCCGATCAGGCGCTGGTCGTATTTGCCAGGTTCGTCGCCGTCGTGGATCAGCCGCTCGAGCAGTTCGGCGACCTGAACCTTGCCGCCATGATCCTTGTCGATCATGTAGGCAAAAACCGTGCGCAGGCAGCGCTCGCCCTCGCCCTCGTCCTCGGCCGCCAGTGAGGCCTCGATCAGCGGCATGGCCAGCTTGTTGGCCGCGTCGAGGCGGTCTTGGCGGTCCTCGGCGGTGGCCAGCGGCTCGTCGAACAGCATCAGATCCCAGCCGGCCAGGATGGCGCCGATCGTGTCGCCCGACCTGGCGCGGGCGCCCAGGCCCTGGACCATGGCCGAGTAGGTGTCGAATGTCTGATCCCATCGGCTCGGGGCCAGATCGATCATGCGGCGCCAGACCCCCGGCCCCAGCTCGCGCGCGTCGCGTTTCAGCTCGGCCAGCAGCAGCGCCGCGTCAGCCGGCGAACGGCCGGGCGCCTTCGGGATCTCGGCAAGATCGAGGATCACGAACCGCGAGCGATCCGCCGGCGTCATGATGCCGGGAATGATCGAGGCCATTAGGCCGGCGCCGTAAAGCTGGAATTTGACCCCGGTATGGTCGGACGTGCCGCGCTCGATCTGCGCCCCGTGCGCGTCCGACATCAGCCGGAACAGCGAGATCACTTCTTCCATACGGCCGGTGCCATCGCTTTCGGCCTCGTCGAAGATCCTGGCGATCGCCTGGCGGTTGCTGGTCTGGCGGATCGCCGCGGCCGAGCTGGCCTGTTTTACCCCGGTGCACATGCCGCCCAGCAGCATCGCGATGATTCTAAGTGCGGCGGTCTTGCCGGCGCCGAGCTTGCCTTTGATCCACAGATGCGTGCGCCAGCTTGGGAACTGGCCCAGGGCCGCCTGGCCAATCCAGCCGATCAGCACGTCGCCGGCGCCGGCGTCACCCCAGGCCCAAAACCGATTGATCCGGTCGCGCACCCAAGCGATGTCATCGGTACTGGCCGGCGCATCCCCTGGTGCCGTACCCGAGGGCACGGTCGGATAGAGCGCGCCGGCGATGACGCGGCCGCGGCGCGGCGTGGTTTCACCGCACTCGATCTTTTCGCCCAGGTGCATCACCGGCGAGCCATCAGATCCGCGCCAGGTGCCGAAATGCCGGATCGACACTTCAGGATCAAAGAGCGGCAGCGCGCTGCAGGCCATCATCAGCCGGTCACCGGCGGCCTGAGCATTGAATTCGACGTCCTTGCCCATGGCCGGCGCGATCTCGGCCAGGTGCCGCATCGCGTCGGGCACACCGACCATCAGCGCCACCAAGTTCGAACGATTAGCCAACTGATTGGCGGCTAACGCGACCAGCTCGCCCCGCGACGTCAGGAAATAGAACTGCCCCTTGTACTGGCCGATTGGCTGCACCGGGAAATCGTTAGGCAAACCGATAGCGCCGCCGCGGCTTTCCCCGAGTGGCGGAATGCTTCCTTGCGAATTTTCGCCCCCCCTATCAACAAATTCAGGCGCATAGTCATCGTTGTTTTGAAAAGATGACGCGCTTTCTGTCTCGCGCCCTGGGGGGGTCCGGGGGGGGGCGGCCGTATTAACCTGGTCGGCCGGCCCCGGGTCCGGCACCGCGGGGTCCGGGGCGATTTCCTCGATCTCGACTGCGGTGGCCCTGACGGCCTCGATGCCGGTGTCGGCGTCGGCGGTTTTCTCGCTCATAGCTGCCCCTCGATCGGCGGATCGGCCTCGAGGCTTTTGCGGCGTCGCAAGGCCTGGCAGATCCCCTTAGTGATTTCTGAACCGCTGGCGAACCAGCGTAGGTCGCGCATCATCACGCGCCTGGGTGTTCGGCTGTCGGCCGAGACGCGCAGTGAGAAACACAGCTCGCGCAGCTCGTCGGCCCAGAGGATATCCAAGGCACCGCTCGGTAGCGCGACCTGCAGCGCCAGGTCCGGCGCGCGCCATCGCGAGCTGACGTCGTAGCAGCCCTGCTCGGCCGCACGCTGGCGCTTTGGGTAAAGCCAGACCCGGGTGGCGCGGCGCGCCTGGTCAGGCCGGCGGCCACGATAGTGCACCCCGTCGCGCTCGTAATGCGAGGCCATGGCATTGGTGGTCTGCTCGACCAGAAATTTCTCGTGGATCGCCGCGATCGCAGCATGGGCGCAACCGAGCATCGCCTGGATCTGCGTCTCGAGGCGATCGAGTTTGTCCTTTTTCGACTTAATCTCGACGGCGAAGATCTCCGATCGATCAACCGCGAGCACGTCGATCCGATTATTACCGAACTGGATTTCGTGCAGGATCCTGGCGCCGGGCCGTAGCCGGCGCAGATTGGCCACGACAGCGTCGCGGATCTTGGCCTCGTCGCTGCTACGGTGTGCCGGCATCAGCGCCCCCCTTGCCGACGTGCCATTCTGAACGGATGGCACGAACATGCCGACCCGCTGCCATGACAGACATTCCAAGCGCTGTGGCTACGTCCGTTTTGTTCGCGCCCAGATGATCGCGTAGAAATTCGCGAACCCGGTGGCGGTTTTGTGCACCAAGCTGGGCGCCTGGGCTGCTAACGCGCTCCGCGCCCCGCAGGACGTCGTCTTTCAGGATATAGCTGGGCGGTGCGTCGCAACTAAGTATGCCAGTAACGCAGTCACATGCAGCAGAATGATCCGCCCAGATTGCGCCACAACCGGCGCACGACAAACGCCTCATTTCTGCGCCCCCATCAGCTTGTCGTTGAGATCCATGCCCGCGGGCGCCGCCCAGATCCGGCTGCGCAGGCCGGGGCGCAGCTTCATGGCGCGCTGAAGTCCGGCGACCAACTGGGCCTGGGTGAATTCCGGGTCACTGTCGCCGTCCTTGATATAGACCAGCACGTCGACCCATTCCGGCGGCACAAAGGCCCGCGAATCTGCCATGTCGGGGATGGTCGACAGCCGCTTGCTGGGCCGTTTCCTGCCCGGCATCGGCACCGCGATGCGCGCGCCAGCCATGTTGCCAAGATCGATGCCGCAGATGAATGATGCGCCAGGGAACACACCCGAGACCATCGCCGTCAGCGTGGTTTCGATGCCCTCGCCCACCACCATGGTGTCGGTGCCCGGCAGATCCGCGCCGCGCGGCACCAGGTGCAGCCGGATGGTGCCGCCCTTCTTGGATCCCAGCGTTTTCTTGGCGTCGAATATCTCGCCGGGCTTGCCGGCGAATTCAACCTCGCGCGGGATCACGATCTTGCCTTTGGGTTGGTCGAGATCGAGCCAGGTGCGATGCACCCCGCCGAATGTGCCATCGGGCTGCACCATCTTGCCCAGCATCGCCGGGCCGCGGTGGATCTCCACCCAGCCGCCTTGCGCCTTGGAGTGTTCCATGTAGCGCAGATCCGGATGAAACCGGATCGATGGCGGGATCTGCGGCAGCAGCGCGCGGGTCAGGCCGCGGCGCTCGAGATAGCCGCGCACCGGGCTGTCCTCGGCCGTGATGCCGGCGCGCCAGATCTCGAGCGCGCCGGCGATCGCCTGCTGGCGCTTGCGCTCGGCAGTGTCGGCGCTCTTGGCCTTATCCTGGGCGGCGCGCTTTTCGCGGCGGGCGGCCTCGGCGGGATCCGCGGGGCGGTCGCCGCAAAGCCAGGTCAGCGCCTTGGGAAAGCTCTTGTTTTCGCATTCCATCACCAAGGCAATCTGATCGCCGCCTTTCATGTCGCATTGGTGGCAGAGAAACTGGCCGGTATTGTGGTTCACGTTAAACCGATCATTGCCGCCACAATTCGGGCACGGCCCGACCCATTCGCTCGACCGGCGGCGCATGTTCGGCAGTTGCAGCCGCTTGATCAGCAGCTCGACATCTTTGGCCTTGGCCTCATCGACGCGGGGATCCGGCGGGAAAGCCATCAGCGCCGCGCCTCTAGCCGCTGCAGCTCGGCCTTGCGCATGGCATAGGCGGCGCGCTCGGTCTCGGTTAGCGGCGCCGTCAGCTTGCGCTCGAGCGCCCAATCGATGCCGCTCAATTCCTCGAGAGTTTCATAAGCCAGGATCTTGGCGCTGCGATCGCTGGTCAGCCGGGCCAGATCGGCCTGGCTTGGACCCGGCCGGCCGGTCATTCGTCGCGCCCCGCATCAAAGCCGGCGCCGCGTTGGCGCTGCCAATCGAACAGCCCATCGGCGCCCTTTTGCGCGCTGCGGCGCGACTGAAACGACGGCGGCGCGGCGCGGTGCGGCACGTAACCCTCGGGCAGCGCATCCGCGTCGCGCAGCGCCGCCTCGGTGTGCACGATGCCCAGGTCATCCATGATCTGGTCGAGGCTTTTGAGCATCACCGCGCCCGCCTCGGCCGGCGCGCGCTCGCAACCGTCAAGAAACCCCAGGATTACGCTGCGCAGCACCGGCTCGTCCCAGGTGACGCTAAGCGCCTGGGTGGCGAACGCCAGACGGTCGCGCATAGTCAGTTGGTTCGATTTGGCCTTTAGCCCGACCGCCAGGCACCGCAGTACCAGCGCTCTGACCACTTGGCCGGCCTCGGGCTGCTGCGGCACACCACTCATTTTCGGGCCTTCGAAAAATCTTTGAAGAAAGCTCGCGTCAACAGCATATTGACAATCGCGCGTACGCTATCGTGGCGATAGCGCGGATCCTCGCGCAGCGTGGCGGCGCGGCGGATCAGCTTTAAAAGATCATGGCGCCCCAGGAACCCGGTCAGATTCTCGACGCTGAGCCCCGGCCAGTCGCAGATCTGCAGCAACCAGGGCGCCAAGGCGGCGTCGTTGTAGTAATCTGCGCTGTCGCTGCCAGCCGCGACCAAAGCGGAAAGGCCGCGGGTGACGATCGAAGCGCCTCGGCCGGCATCGACATATTTGCGCACGAGACCGACAGAGAATACTTGGCGCGGCCTACGATGGCGCTGACCCATCGGATAGGTCATCAGCTCACAATCCGCCGCTGCGACGACCGAACGCATTTCGAGTGCCCAGGGCAGCGCGGCCGCCAGACCGGCCTTGTAGACGTGAAACACGGTCATCGCCGTGACGTTACCGTTGATCCAGGTAAAGGCCTCGGCCTGCTCGGCCGGCGTGGCGTTAACGATCAGGGCCGGCACCCTGCTCTCGCCGATCGCGGCCGCCGCATGCACGCGATGCTGGCCGTCTACCAGCGCATAGGTGCCATCGGGGCGGCACGCCAGCATGATCGGCTCGAACCGGGTCCAGTCGAAATTCCGGGCGATGCGCCGGATCGCGCGCCAATTCTTTTCGCCCAGCGGGCGCTGATAAGTTTCGTCAACCAGGATCCTGTCGATTGGGATCCAGTCGAGTCGGGGCCGTACACCCGGCGACGGGCAATCCGGGGTGGATCGAACTTCAATTGGACGCATGGCGAAACTGCCCTCTTAGGTTTCGTGCCGTTGTCTGCCTCACGTGCCGCCCCGCTGTTGCCGCGAGGTCAGCGGTTCGTCTCACCCGGTCGTTGCCGCAATTTCGCGTGCCACCCGTTCGCAGGCGGCGACGTAGTATTCCGGGTTAATTTCAATCCCAATGGCGCGGCGCCCGCATTGGGCCGCCGCGATCAGTGTGCTGGCCGAGCCCATGAACGGGTCCAGAACCAGCCCGCCCTGGGGACAGGAGTTCGTGATGTAGTGCCGCATCAGCCAGAGCGGCTTTTGCGTCGGGTGGATCTTGTCCTTCGCCCGCGGGCCGGCAATCAGCTGCTTGTCGCCGGGCCGGGCGATGGTCTTTGCCCCACCCTTGAAAAGGTAAAGCGTGAACTCGCAATTCTTCATATATTGCCGGTTCGGCGTCGGCGACGGCTTGCCCCAGACCAGCGTGTTGTGAAATCGCCACCCGGCGCCAAGAAAACCCTCTTGCGCCGCAGCCAGATTCCGCGCCTCGGTCATGATATAGGCCTGCGCCCGGGGCTTGGCGGCGCGAAAGACCGGCCCGCCCATCTCGCGCCAATGCACCATGTCGACAAAAAGATCGCCGGAATTGTCATATTGATCGGCGCCGAACATGCCCGACATCGAGCCGTCGCCCTTTTCGCCACGCCCGCCGCTCGTCAGACGGTAAGGCACGTCGCTGCAAATCAGGTCGGCCTTTTCGCCAAGCCCGGGCAGGATCGCCAAAGCATCACCCAGGATCAGCGTGCAGGGGCCGATCTGGTGCATATGGGCGGGGGTGCGGGGTGCAATGGTCATGCGGCGTTTCCCACGGTACTGCGCGACAAACCGAACGCCGCCATAACTGCCGCCGTGTCGGGATAGACCACGCCGCGAACGTCGATACCGGTATATTTGCGAGCACCCACTATCCCGGCACCCCCACGAGCAAGGCGAGGGTTGCGGTGGCGAGCGCCCAACCAGAGGCGAGGACGCAGAACCGGACAACCGCGCGCTCAAGGCTCACAGATTCGCGCCCCACCACGCAACATGAACGGAATTCATAAAACCGGAAAAAATTCCGGAACATTCTCCGGAAAACTTTCCGCCCAGCAGTCAGGCCGGCATATCCCGCCCCAACGCGCATCATTCCGCCGCGATCATGTAATGCTGATAGCTGGCCGGGAACTCGACCTCGGCAACCAGCGCTTTGTCCAGTGTCGGACGCCCCGAGCCTTTCCACCAGTTCCGCCCCGTCTTCTCATCGACCTCGAAAAACATGGATACCTCGGTCGGCCCGGAAAAATGCGCCCGCAGAAACGCCATCCAACGCGCCGGCGTCTCGTCCTGGAACTGGCGCAACAGCGTCCTTCGGCTCGACGGCGCCCGAATGGAAGGATCTCCGGAACAGTCTCCGGATGACACCGGCACCGCTGCGCTGGTCTGATGGGCATATGCCGCGTCGTTCAACTGAACCACCACCAAGGGCTGTCCGGGATACCGGATCATGCGGCATCCTCCGCACTACGCCATGCAAAGAGGCTTCGTGGTATGTTCCACCCATCGTCCCGCGCCATACGGTCCAAGACATCGAAGTATGCGGCCGGAAAAATCCCGTCGGCGATCACGTTGGATACTTGAGCCGACGAAATGCCGAGGGCTGTTACAACCCTCTTTCGGCCAAGTCGGGAAACTACAATGCGCGGTGTCATACAGCCGGCATAGTTCAGTTACCCTGTACTCGTCAAGATACAGCATTCAAAAATATTCAGAGCATCTGAACAGATGTAGACCTTGGGTACGCAACAGGAAGCCAAAATGCCAGAAATGACAGCCCGCCCATACAAAGACATAGGCGCTCGAATAAAAGCGGCACGCGGCGTTTTTGGTCTTTCGCAAACGGATTTCGCGAAAAGGGCGAACTTTTCTAAGAGCCAGGTTTCAAACTGGGAGAGCGGTCTTCATCGCCCATCACTGGATAACTGCATCGCGCTGCGGGAAACGTATGGGCTATCGATCGACTTCATTATCTTTGGCAACCTAGACGCATTGCCACACAGAATCGCCAAGGCCCTCTGATCGAGACCATCGGTTAACATCTGCCAATAGTCGATTGTCAGGTTAGTCGCCTCGGACAGGGCAATCAAATAATCGAATCTGTTTGACATGATTTTCTCCAAAACCCCTCCAAAAATGAGCCTGTCAGGCGCCATAAGTTCAGTCAAGTTGAACTTTTAACTTGACTGTTCAGATGTTCTGAACTTATTTGGGCCCATCGCCACCCCGATGGAGCGCACGCCATGAGCAACGTCACATTCCTGAACCCGGCCCAGCAGGCCCGCGTCCACCGTCTGGCCGCGCGACCGCCCGCAACGCCCCCCGATCCGCGTGACACAATCCCCGACCGCCTGTTGAACCGGCTCGCCATCCCGACAACCCAGCGGCTGCGCGGCAGTCTGGCCGAGGATGAACAAATCCTGCTGGCGATGATCCTGCCCGATCTTTGCGGCGAACTGCTGGCCTACCGGCTGGACGCCTTCGCCGCCCTTGGCCAAAGCGCCTTTGACGCGGGCTTCGATCAGATGCTGCGCACCCTGGCCGCGCACAGCCCCGAGCGTGACCAGGGCGGGATCAGCGCAGCGCATCAGCTGCTGCTGGCCCTGTACCTGCCCGCGATCTGCCACGAACTACTGGCCCACCGCCGCGCAGGCGGCACCGGCGGAGCGGCGTGATGTACGTTGGAATAGCCAATTCAATTCTGGCGACGGTGGGTGAGTTTCGCGCTAGGATCAGACAACAGGACATTCCGGAGAAAACCGATGCCGCCAGAATATTTCAATCTACCGCTCGAAATTCAGACCGCTCTGGGCGGCGGTTATCTGGCGTTCGCCATTGCCTATGCGGGATTAAGCGATCAATACCGCGCGACGGATATCGTCTTTCGTACCATGGCATTCGGGCTCATTTCGCTCATGGCTTTTCGCCTCAGTCAACAACTGGGACCGATCGGCGCGTCTGCTTTGGGTGTGGCCGCAGCATTGGTCGCAGGCATTCTGTGGCGGGTTGTGGGCATACGACTGGTCAATCGGATCTTGGCAGGCTTGGGTGTACACCGCGAGGATGGCACCTATTCGGCCTGGACCGCACTGATCCAGCAACCGGGGCTGACGGTCAGCCAGCTTTCTGTCCACACCAAGGATGGGCGTATCCTGTATCAAAACGCGCTTCACGATCCGAAAGCGCACCTGAACGGAATGTACTTCGGTCGGGATGGATCGATCGTTATGGTGGTCGAGGAAGAGGAACTGCCGGACGGCACGGAAGAAGTGCGCACAGGCGTTCGCGGCCCGGAATGGAACACTCGCGTGACCTATATTCCAGCCGATCAAATCACCCGCGTGAATTTGCGCTAAACTATTTCTTTGGCGGTGGCGTAGTCGGCAACGATTGCGTGGGCGGAACACCACCCAATGGCTGGCCGCTCGGCGTTCCGGTTTGCGCAGGCTTTACGCCCCTCTCGATGATTTCTCTGGGCATGAACATGTCTCCTTTTGGGTTTGTCTCCAAGGGGATGTGGCAGGTCGCGTCTTTGTGGGGCGCGGCCTGCACCTTTGTTGATACACCGATTCGTCGACAGGCGCGCAAATTATTGTGGTGCCTGCGCCAGAAACCCCAACATCTTGGAGGTTACGCGTAATGACAACCGCAATCGATCCCCGCCTTGGTCCGTTTCTGGACCAGCTTCACCACCGCGATCTGAATGCGGCCGCGTCGCAGATCGAACGGCATGTGATCGACAGTGGCGGCTGCTGGATGGAACCCGGCGAAGCCACCCACCTGTTCGAGATCAGCCTTTACGGCGTCACCGATCGCGGCATTGGCCGTGACGAGGCGATCGGCAACTGGATCACCACGGCAGACGACACGCTTATCCGCGCGCGCATCGCGTCCCTGCTGGATGCGGCGGCAGCATCACTGGGCACCAATCTAATTGGCGGAGGGATTTCAACATGATGGGGCCACTTGCTCAGGGGAACACATTGCTGGCCTACGCGCTGGCAGAGATCCATTCCGGACCCGGTACATACGCCGAAAACAGCCTGGCATGGGCGCGCCGCGTGCGGGCCGATACCACCGCCCACCCCGATACCATCCTGCGGTCCGCCTGCGAATTCATCCTGCAATACAGCGCCGACCCCCGCGAAAAGGCCAGCGCCAACGACCTGCTGGTGGTGATCCGGGCCGACGTCGCATGACTTTCCTCCCTGTCCAGCCGTCGCATCGTAAGACCTGTGCGCCTGACGCGGCTGACAGCACTGGCCGGGTGCCCGTTCTTTCCTCCCTGGGCACCCGGCTTTTTTCTTTCCTGACGCGGCTGGCACGCGGGCGCGTCTCCAGCCACCCAAAACCACCACTCACAACAAACGCGCCCGCAACGTTTCACTGCCAGCTCTGGCCAGGCTGCGCCTGCCCCGGCGGCACCCACCACCCGGACTGCCTCGGCCTGAAAGGACATGTTTGAATGGCAGATCACATAACATCCGCACAGTATAAGCTTGGCGTTGATATCGGTCATGCGCTCTGCGCTGCCATAGGCTCATGGGCGACACATGACCATGTGATTGCCACGCTGGAGCATTGCCTAACCGTTGCCCGGTGCAACCGCGACATGGGCATTCCAGAGGCGGCGTTCGTCGCGCCCGCATTCCCAACCAAAGGGTGATCTTGCAATGTTCGCAATCCAGGATGGCCAGCACTTTTTTCTCTACGCCACCGCTACGCAAGAGGATCCCGACGAAGTCGTGCGGTGTCCGCTACCCGTGAACGGTGACTTCGACCTGCTAGGCGCCAAACGAGCACGGCACTGGTTCCGCCAATCCCGCCCGGAAGTGGATCTGTCATGAAACTGACCATCGAACCGACCGACGAGTTCGTGAAGATCGAGGGCGCGTCCTGCCGCATCTGGACCGGCGAAGACGAGGCTGGAACGCCCGTGCATGTCTACGTCCGAACCGTTTCGCCGCAGACACACGATAAAGATCGGCTTGAGGCATTCGACGCCGCCCTGAAGGCGCTGCCTCAGATGGAACCCGGCGCGATCGACTACCGCTTCGTGGTGGACTGAGCGATGACCGACCCGAGGAAGCCCGCCCTTGACCCTACCGCCGCCGCGCGGATTGACCGAACCTTGCAGCGGATCGCCAGCGGCCTGTCATCCGGCCCGGCCCTGATGCCCTTCGCCGCCGCCCGCACTCTGCACCAGCAACTGCTGGACACGCACGAGGCGGAACACATCCACCGCCACGGCGCGCGGCAGTTCGTCATGCACGGCATCGCCGTCGCCTCCGAAGGCCTGCCTTACGCCGATCTGATGAACTGGCACTCCGCCGGCCGCGCGGCGCTGAACGGCGGTGCGGCATGAAGCAGATGGCCCAAAAGGCGCCGATCCCGGCGGACATGTTGATCCGGGAGTGGCCCAATGCCTAAGCGCGTTCAGATGACCCGCCAACGGCCATGGCGAAAGGACCATCCCAATGCCGTGATCGTCGCTCGCGGGCCGGGCGGAAGGTATGGC